TTAACATGCTTACACCAGTAGGGCCACCATCTCCTCCAGCGAGGTCGTTGATTCCATCTCTTAAGAATGCCTCAAATGTTTCACCAAGCCAGTATGATTTTTCTGAAGATGCGGGATAAAAATCTGAAGCTTCTTCGTTACCAAGTTGGGGGTTTGTGTTAAAGACCTTTCTGATGAAGTTATCGCTAGACTCGTTCAGTGAGAAGGTTACGTTCTCAAGTTCTGTACTAGCCCCTTGAATAATTCGAACCTTGAACTGACCAGAAGCGTCAGACTTGACTAGTGTGGCAACACCTTCGATCTGGCTGCCAGTAGGAGATGTGCCGGAAAGAACAGGAACAGAGCCGCTATTCATGTACCAAACGGCAGCAAGGGTGCCAGTGTAAGTTGAACCCGACGCGCCAGATGGGAAAAGAACCAAGCCGTAAGGGCCGCCGTTAGAAGCAGCAGTTGTGTCTGGAGAATTTGTAGTCTGCCAACCAGCGTAACCGTCAGCGTTGGCATCTGGGTGCTGCGTACCGACTAGACGAATAAACGTGACAGGGCCGACACCAGAGCGGAGGTAAGCCTGCGCTGCATAAGCACCGTAGGTAGGAGAAGAATAGTTGCCTTCGCGCCAGACATCACTTACACCGCCAAGACCGGCAATCGGGTTTCCGAAGATCTCAACGAACTCTGAAAAAGAGCGGACCTTGGTTGGAATCATACCTGGACCCTTCTCTGTGCGGCCAACGATAACGGGGCCGACGTTCTCGGGTAGGGCTGGGATTTGGGACTGATCGATTTCGTTTAGGAAAATACCTGGGGAAACGAATCTAAACTTGTCAACTGGCATCTATTAGTCTCCTTGTGCAGCATTCATACTACAATGCGTTTCTCATAATAAATAGTCTATTATAGAAGCAACCACCTTTACTCTCTATAAAAACCTTCGTCATCATCTAGGAAGGTGTTTATGTCTCCCAAGATTACTCTTTCTCTTGGAATCTTTACATCTACATAGTTTTCTATTGTGGTAAACTTCGGTTTCGGATCGTTCTTGCCTTCGCCCATCAAATAGCCTTGGACTTTGAACTTGATGTCTGTGATGTAGGTTCTCTCATCTTCACCAAGATCCGAGACATTGTTGCTGTAAGAGATGTCGCCCTCAACAAAGGCTTCGTATCTGTGGCCTTCGTTAGTGATGAAGAAGGAGTTAGCCTGTCCTGTAAAGGAATAGAAAGGCTGGGTTAGGTCGTTCATCTGCTGAACATACTCCGTTCTGATACGAAGGGAGTACATTGCGTTGACCCAAATAGGAATAGGCATGTAAACTGTTTCAAAAACAACACGGCTCTTGTCCGTCTTTGTTTTGATCGGGAAGTTTAGTTGTCCATTGCCTACATTGTTACCAGCACCATATTGTCTCTTTGAGAAGGCGTTCATAAAGTTTGATGTCTTACTCTGATTTATTCGCCTCGCTGCCGGGACATTGACCCTGCGGACTCTGTGGAGCCCTTTGCCAAAGTCTGGTAAGTGAGCCTGGAATGTCCCCTTGAAGGCAGGATCTTTTGTCATCGACGATCTTTCAAGCGACATTAGAGGGAGAATGAACTTTCCCTTTCTGTCTCGGATGTCTTGGTCGTCTCTATTCTTTACTTGGTGTGAACGTTCTGCTGCGACCCAAAGAACAGGAACACGGACATTGCCTTTGTTTGTTTCTGTTTGCAGAGCCAGTTCATCTTTTATGAAGTTGAAGATCGCTGTGTCGATGTTTTCAATAGTGGAGGGCATAAACGGGATCTCTTTCAAGCCCTCGTTCGCCCCTTCTATTCCTGTGTGGTCGTATTTATCTGCCATCGAATAGATCCTCTCGTGCTCTGAGGCACTTGGCTGAAATCTCTAATAGGTGGTCGATCTGACCGTAGAGTTGTTTTGGCTCTTCAAGTGTAACGATTTCATAGTAGAGATCGCCGTAAAGAACAAAGTCGCCTTCCCTGACAAAAAGGTCTTGGTCCTCGGTCAAGCGCCTCTTATGAAAATGAACAATAATGGAAGCAGTTCTGTCGATTCCAATGTTTTGCTGGTAAACTGTCTTTGTGCCTTCCCACTCGACAAGAGCATGAACCCTTACAGGAGGAAGAAAGTTCTTTCTTATTGCCTCACCATAGATCGGGTGGTAGTTGGTGGTCTTGTCATCTATTGGGTAGTAAACAACGGTTTGGCCGATGACCCTTTCAATAAGTTCGTCATTGACTTGCTTTACAAGATCACGCTCCTTCTTTCCTGTGAAAAGAGGAGGAGGCGGGGCGTCTGGTTGTGTCCACTTGTTTTGTGCCATTTAGTTACCCCTGGAAGATCATCATTGGAATGTTAGAGTTTACCTTGTCAATAGCAGCAATAAGTTCAGAATCCTGCTGCGCAAGTGCCTTGTAGGTCATCTCGTCCAAGATCTTGACAAGCTCTTCCTTCAAAGCAGTTTGCTCGTCCTTTGCTTGGCTTAAAAGATCGCTGGAGTTGAGGGTTACGTTGTCGCCAGGAATCGGAATGTTGCCGCTGAACTTGCCTCGGATCTGACCCAGCATCTCTTTTGAAAGAGCAAGGGCATAGCGACGAATCCAGTGCTTACCAATAGCGTTGATGTTTTGATAAGGAATGTTGTCAAACGGCAAAGAGTTCATGTTGTTGATGCCGTCTGTACCATTTTTACGATCCGAATCTTCTGTCCAAGGGTCTTTGTCGATGGTAAACTGAACCCACATGTGAGTCACAAAACCCTCTGGAATCGGCGTGATCCTCAACTTGTTGTTGAACAGTTCAAAAGAGTAATGCGACAACCTAGTAAACAAGTGATCTTCGTATGCCATTGCCTGAAGCTTGTTCTGCCAAGCAGGAATGATCTCGAATGTTGTGTCATCCGAGTATTGACCATAGTAGTTCAAGTTGCCGACAACATTTAGGCCACCATAGTAACCATAGAACCTCCACATAGAACCTGGGGTCTTGTAGAAGACCCTGTGGATCTTAACCTTCTTGTTGCCGACCAAGTTGGCATAAGGGACAGCGCCCCCTGTTGCTGGTTCTTCGTTGTCCGTTGCTGACTTTGAAATAATCGCTTGTATGTCGTAGTCTTGGACGCCGGCTGTTAGGGCGAAAGAAGCAGAATAGAAAGTGTTGTTTCCGCCAACACCAGCTTCTTCGGAGAAGCCCTCGCCAACGCGACGAGCATAGCCAACCTTGAAGGTCGGGTATTTTAGGTTTACAGCAGAGCCAGAAGCATCGCCTCCGGTCATCTGCCCATCGTGGTCGAATGTTCCTGTTGCAAAGCCCAAGAGACTTCCAAGAACATTCTTGGCCTGATGTTTATTGATGTGGTAAGTGTATTCTAAGACTGCCTCTTCATAGGCAGCATAGACATTGCCGACTGTAAGTTCGATGTCAAGGACATCACCACCCAATTTCTTGTAAGTGTAGGCAACTTGATCGGCAGCACCTGAAACAAAGTTTGCATCATAAAGAGGCGATGTCGTGTCGACATAGATACCAAAAGGGTAATGTGTAGTTAGACCTGCCCCGTTGCCGGTAGTCGCTGTGCTTCCGGTTGAAGTTAGAATAACCTTGCTAGTCTGGCTGACTGGTGTTAGGGTAGGCTTTGCCATTCAATAGATCCCCCTTAGTCTTCTTTGGTTGTCTTCTTGCGAGTTGTCTTGCGGCGCCTGGTTGGCTTCTTAGCGGGCTCTGGCTCTGGGACGACCTCTGCCACCTCTTCTGCCTCAACGGTGTCTAGGAGGGGCGTCTCGCTCTCCACAACGGGTGCTGGGACTGGCGCCTCAACAACTGGAGCAGCGACGGGCTGTGGAGCCTGTGCGGCCTGGCGTGCAGCGCGGGCCTTTGCCTTTAGCGCTTTTCTCTTACGAATATTCATTACGAATCTCCTTTACTATAAATAGTTCTTCTCAAAACAAAAAGCCCTCGCCATCCGAAGACGACGAGGGCGTAATGCCTGTAAGGGGCTAACTAACTATCAGCTACCGGACTCACCAAGGAGACCGCGACAGATGACAAGACCGTACATGTCAGGACGAACCATCTTCTTCGCGTAGCGAGTCATGACACCCTTACGTGGGATGAAGTCCTCGGTACCGAAGATGGTCGGCGTGACCTGTAGTGGAACGTATGGAGCGTAAACATAGCCGCTCTCAAGGAAGCCACTGCCCTTGCGACCGACAAGAACGACGTTGCGTGGGAAGTAAGGATCGACGTAAACGTCGAACTTCTTGGAGAGTGAACCAACGTTGACAGCACCAACGGTGCCGGTGTCAGCATCAGCCGTGACGGAAGCACGGAAGCCACTGGTGAACTCAAGGATGTTGGCAACTTCAGGTGAGGTCACGATGAAGTTGGCACCACCACGGAGAGTCTTACGGTGGATCTGAGCGGAGACATCGTTGATCGTCTCAATGAGAGTCTCGTACCACTCGGAAACCGTACCGGTGAAGTCAGGGGCGGTCGTACCGGCTCCAACCTCAGCACCAGTGGTGCGGTCCACGAAGAGACCCGGTGAACGGCTCCAGTAGTATGTGCCAGCCGTAGCACCCTTGAGAAGATCGTTAAGAATCTCACGATCGATCTCAAGAGCAATCTGCTCGGAGAGAATGCTGGTTAGCTCAACCTCAGCGTCGAGGTTGTGGTAGGCGTTGAGATCCTGACCAAGCTCTGGGGACCACTTGGCCTTGAGCTTGCGGGTGTTAGCCGTGACAGCAATGGAATCAACCTTGATGTC